GACTGGACGTCACGCTGGCGCAGATTGAGGCGCTGTTTGCCGCAGCGGATGTGACGCAGCAGAACCCCTACGTCGCCTTCGGGCGCATGGGCATTGAACAGGTGCGGACGGACGATCCTGTATGATCGGTGAGGTGCTCTGGCCGCTCGCGTTCGCATATGCGGCCCATCGGATCTCGAACGAGGTTGCGAAGTTCGCGCCCAAGGAGGAGGTGCAGGAGAAACCTGCGTTCCCCTCCCCGTCGGACATCCCCGACGATCTGATGGCGCTCGCTGCCCAAGAGAACGAGGCATGGGCGCAGGAGCAGGTAGTGCGTGTGATCAGCGAGAAATACGAAGAACTGCGGGACTGGAATCGGGTCCGTCGAACAATGGGCATTGGAGTGATTGATGGCTGACGAGAAAGACTACACCGAGGCCCTTGAGTACGACGAGGAGGCCCGTGCAGAGTCGGGGGAGTCGAACGACCCCGACGATCCCAACGAAGAGGTAGCCCCGAACGAGGACAACGACCTCGACATGACGGACGCAGAGGAGAAGGCTGCGCTCCGTCGTGCGCTATACGGGCATGACTTCCCTGCCGCCGAGGACGATGACGCCGATGATATGCAGGCGTGGGCGTCTTGGGCGCGTGGGCTTTGGGAATCGCGCAGGACCGCCGTCCAGGAGCATCTCCACCTGGTGGAGCGCAACCGGCTGTTCCGCTCAGGGCAGCAATGGATCAGCGCCCAAGGGCTTGGACCTTGGCGTGAGCCAGCACGACCGAAAGACGCAGCGCGTGTGGTCTATAACATGATCGACAAGGCGCTCGATCAGCGCCTCCAGATCATCATGGACCAGCGCCCCGGCTTCTCGGTCAGCCCGCAGACCCAAGACCCGGACGATAAGCGTAAGGCGCAGGCGAAGCAGCTCGCGCTTGAATACCAGTTCGACCAGCAGGATATGCGCAGGCTCGGTCGTGAGGCTGCGTTCTGGGCGCAGACCGACGGCGTTTCCTTCTGGCATATGTTCTGGGACCCCGACCGTGGGCCTTGGGACGAGCGTCTGGGCGATAAGCCCGGAGAGCGCAAGCCGATGGGCGACCTCGGCTGTCAGACCTTGCGGGTCGAGCAAGTACGGGTGTCCCCGAACGCGACCGTAACCCAAGCCCCGCACTGGGTAATCATCCGCGAGGTCATCCCAACCTCTGAAGCCGTCTACCGATATGGTGCAACGGGCCTCGATGCGGCTGGGACGAACCTCGCCTACGGCTCTGACCCCGCCTATTCGGGCTCAGAGGGCATCGGATCGTGGGTTCTGTCGCAGACCACGGTCGGTGAAGGCCAGAGAATGCGCGATGAGGACGTAACTGAGCGCTTCACGGTCTACTTGGCACCCCATCCAGACGTTCTGCCGCAAGGTTTGCACCTGATCGTGGTCGGAAACAAGGTGGTTTTCGGCCCGAACGAGCTGATGTGGGGCACGATTCCGGTCGTAGCCATCCGCGACGGCTCTGCGGACCCCTCATACTACCCCCGTCCGGTGATGGAGCAGTGGCTCGACCACCAAATGCGGGTGAATGCGCTGCTTTCGAAGTGGATCGAGAACATTCGGGTCAACGCAGGCGGTCGATTCTTGGTTCGCCCCAACTCGATTGCCACTGAGACCTTCATGGGCGGCGTGACCAGCATGATCGAGGTCCGTGGTGCGGGCTCAATGAACGAATCCATCCAGCCCGTCAACGGATTTAGCGTCGGCAACGACGTAAAGGACGCCTTGGCGCTCGAAAAGCAGGCATTTGAGGAAGCAAGCGGCTGGAACAGCGTCTCCAGGGGCCAAACCACGGGCGAATCGGGCCGTGCGATCATCGCAACCCGCGAACAGTTGGAGCGAACCTTCTCCCCTGCGGTAAATGCGCTTGCCGACGCCTACACAGACTGGTGTAAGGCCACATTGGCGGGCATGGTCTGGGGATATGACGTTCCGAGGGCGCTCGGTGCGGTCGGGAAGGGCAGACCGGACCTTGCGAGGGCGGTATCAAGCCGAGATCTGGACGGCCAGAGCGATGTTCGCGTTGAAGCGAGCACGATGATGCCGATGCCGATGGCATTCCGTCTATATCTGCTCGATAACTGGCTCCAGACGGGCGTAATCGACATCAAGGAGTACCGTCGGCGGCAAATGTTCGCAATCGCAAAGGATATGGCGACTCCAGACGAGGATCAGGAGGCCAGAGCCAAGCGAGTTGCGGATGCGCTACGCACTGGGACGGAACCGCCCGAGATGCGCTGGCAAGACAACGAAGCAATCCATCAGGACGTACTTGAGAGGGAGATCATCCTCCAAGATGACCTGTCACCGGAGATTGTCGCGGCTGCTCAAGAGCGTTGGGTCGCTCTTGCGAATCAGGCCGCACAAAAGCAGGGCGCAATGGTGCCACCCGAAGCAATTCAGCAGGGTGCAGCAGGTGCGCCGGAGGGACCAGCCGCAATGCAGCAGGCTGGCCCGGAAGCCGTTCAACCAATGGCCCCAGCAGGTCCAGTAGACATGGGTGGCATGATGCAGCCCATGCCCGGAGGTATGCCTTCGGACGCTGAACTGCTGGCCCAGCAGTTGGACGCACTTTCACTGCAACAGTAAGGAGTAACCATGGAAACGCCAGAACTGGCGGCAGACGCAGCGGTTGAGGCGGCACTCTCGATCCCGGAACTGAAGCAACCTGAGCCGGAAGAGCCCGCCGAAGAGCAAGCCGAGGAGTCCGAAGAGGAAGAGGCCCAATACCCGAAGCTGGTAGAGGACGAAGAAGAAGCCGAGGACTCTGAGGAAGCAGAAGAAACTGACGAGGAAGAGTCAGAAGAGACCGAAGGCGTTGCGTTGCCTGAAGGCTATGCGGATGTCGGCATCGTAGATGCGTCTGAGCTTGCTACGCAGTTCAAGGTCATGGACGCCGAGGGCGAGATCGAGATTCCCGCCCTGGAGATTGAATACAAGGCCAACGGCAAGGTGCGCCGTGAACGCCTGGACCAAGTTGTGAAACTCGCCCAATGGGGCGTGTACAACGAGGACAAGGACAAGCAGGCGAAGCAGGCCATGCAGGAGGCTCAGTCAGTAAAGTCTGAGCGAGATCAGTACGAGCAGTTGGTAGCAGAACGCGAGCAGCAGATCGAGCGTTTGCTACAGGATGACGATTATCTCTATCGTGTTCGTGAGCGGTACCAGTCAGAGAACTCGCCCGAACAGCGAGCACGTAGAGCAGAGGAGCGTGTACAGCGGTTGCAAGCAGAACAGCAACTTCAGTACATTGAGCAAAGAGGAACCCAGTTCTTCAAAGGCGAAGTTGAGCCAGCCATCCAAACGATTGCGGATGCACTGCCCAACGTAACCGCTGACGAACTGGCAGAACGAATGGTGATGAGCTTGCAGCCGCACCTCCGGCAGGGACCGCTTGGCGATCCCTACATTCCTGAGGAGAGTTACGACGCGGTTCGGAACTATATCGTTGATGACTTGGTGTTTTGGGCTCAGATGCAGGACTCACGTCGAGGCGGTGCGGCTACCTCTCCTGAGATGGAAGAGGCGCAGCAGCAACTCGAAGAGGCTCGCATCCAGGCGCAGAAGGCCAAGCGAGCGGTGGGCAAGAAGACCCGCCCAGTTGGCAAGGCAGCGGCTGACAAGAAAGGCCGTAAAGCCAAGTCGATCAACAACGTAGATGATGCTGTAGACAGCGCGTTAGAGAACGTGCTTGCCAGCCTCTAATAGTCAAGGAATCGCAGAATGCCTGCACCTACTGTAATTTCAGATACCGAACTTACCGGTCTTCTGAAGAACGTCTATTCGCAGTTCCGCGAGAAGGTCCAGAACCTCGTGACCCCGCTGCTCGCGCAGCTTGAGAAGGGCCGCGCTGGTGGTCCCCGCAATATGCGCTGGGGCGGTAACAACGTCTTCTTCGATGTCGTGACTGGCCGTCCGGCTGGAGCGACCTTCTCGCCCAGCGGTTACTTCCCGCCCGACACGACTGCCACTGAAGTGCAGGCCAACGTCGGTGTGGTCCGTGCGTACACGACCCGCCAGATTGATGGCCTCGCGTTCGTGGGAACCCAGTCGAAGGAAGCTGCCTTCACCACCATCGCCAAGAAGACGATGGAGGAGATCAAGGACGCCTCCTCGCTGCTCATGCAGCAGGCGCTCCACAACAAGGCTGACGGCATTGTAGCTTTGGTCGGTACCGTCAACAGCACGACCGAAATCATCGTCAGCAGCCCCTACGGTGTTGCGAACGCTGGTCAGGGCTCGCTGCTGCTCTCGATTGGTGACTACATTGCGGTCATCGACGCTGACGATGGCACCACTGTTCTGGGTCGCGCTCAGATCACGAACATCGTGAACTCGGGCGACAATGCTACCCTGACGCTTTCGGACGCGATCAGCGGCATGGCAGCTACTGACCAGCTTGTGAAGGCCACTGCCAGCGACACCTCGCTGAACAACGCCATGAACGGTCTGATTAACATCACGAACCGTGGTGGCAGCTACGCCTCGCTGCACGGCATCAGCGCATCGTCGTACGGCATCTGGGACGCCACCCGCCTCGTTGCGGGCACGGACACCCCGGACGCTGACCAGCCGACCGAGTCGGACATCTGGGATCTCATCCAGCGCATCAAGGGCCGTTCGGGTAAGGACGCCATGATGAAGCCGAAGGAGTTCCTGCTGATGACCACTCCGGGCATCTCGAAGAAGCTCATGGAGTCGCTGGTCGGACAGCGCCGCTTCACGGCAAACGAGTTCGCTACCACCATCAAGGGTGGCTACCGTGCGCTGGAAGTCGCTGGTATCCCGATGGTCGAGGACTACTACGTCCCGGCTGGGACGATCTACCTGCTCCACATTCCGTCGCTGTCCTGGGTGGACGCGAAGGACTGGGGCTTCGTCGAGTTCGAGGGCGCAGGACCGTGGCGCTGGCTGACTGGCCGCGACGCCTTCGAGACGAGCTACGGCTGGTACGGCAACTTCGCCTGCCTCGCCCGTAACGCCCACGGGTCGATCACTGGCTACACCGACACCGCTCGCTACACTCACGTAGCGTAATTGACCGGGAGGGGTGGCGGGGCTTCGGCCCCGTCACCCTGCCCATAAACGGAGAAAGCCAATGGCTTACAATTTCTTTGCTCCGAAGCCCGGTCGCCTTGGTGTGCTGCCTACTCTTCTGGTCGGCAACTGTGACGCCACGATTGCGGGTACTGGAACTACGAGCTACAACTTCGGAGGGCATCCGGCGCGTTGCTACATCAACCGCGCTGTGGTCTCTGCTCTGATCGTTCCTGTCTCAGCTTCGGGCACCGTCCTCGGTGTGTTGCAGAAGTACGACGCATCGGCAAACGCAGCGGTTGCTCTGACGGGCAACATCGACCTTGAGGGACTGACGGCAAACGAAGGGACTGCGGTCTCACTGCTTTCAACCCTGACGGATGCAGAGCGTACGCTCGATGAGGGCGACACCCTGCGTCTTGTAGTGACCACGACAGCAGCGGTCGGAACCGCCGAGGAAGACCTGACTGTCAACTTCGAACTTCTGGTTCTTGAATAATGCCCATTCTCAACTCGATGGGTGCACCTGAGCCGTCGCCGGAAATCCGGCGGCGGCTTCAGGCCATTCATCCACGTTTGGACATCCGTTTCGTAAAAGCCGCTGGTCAGCACTGGGCGATTACTTTCGCATGGGCAGAGGACGACCGCCGTCGTGCTCTGATCCAAAACGGCGGTATCGCCCCGAACAGCGACTTTGACATCATTGGTTACCTGCCCGTTGACTGCCCAGTTGATGAGGCTCCCGGCTACGTCTCCAAGGTTTTTCGGGAGTTCCCAAGGGAAGATGTGCAGAACCTTATTGGCCGCATTGCCAAGTTCAACGAGACGCCTGCACAGAAGGCGGTTGAAGAGGCGATTGGCGAGGTCTTGGATCAGAAAGACCCGTCCAAGGCAGGAGGCCCGAAGGTGACGGTGGAGGTCAAGGCAGACGTAGGTGAGAAGCCGAAGCGCACACGCAAGAAGACCACGACGAAGGCTAAGTCCAAGTATCTCTGAGGAATAAATGGCAACGGTGACCCGCGACAATCTGGTTGACCAAACCAGAGAATACATGGACGCCGTAGGGTCTGCCCGTTGGTCGGACAGTTTGATCCTGACCGTCTTGAACTCTGTGTACGAGTCGGAATGGTCGAACATCCTCAACGCAGCGCCTTACTACAGGTTTGCACAGCGCACGGTTGCCACAGACTCTGATGGCAAGATCCCGCTCAGTAGCCTCGACCTGAACTCAGGCGATGCCTCTGAGCTTTGGTATCGGATCCTGTCGTTGAGCGATGGCAACTACCTGTACCAGCAGACGCGCTTCCAGGACGTGCCGCTGGCTACAACGACGAACTACCTGCCGTCGCATCCGAAGCTCTACTATCTGGCGGGTGACGAACTCCAGATCCTGCCGGTGAACTCTGGCGTGAGCCTGGAGATCTACGTCAACCACAAGCCGCAGGCATTGTCGGATCTGAGCGACGGGTCATCTGTCGTGCCCTTCCCGTCCAACGCGCATCTGATTCTGGTCTGGGAAGCTGCTGCACAGTTGCTCCTGAAGGGTGGCGC